CCAAAAAGATTTAACAAACGCCGCGAACCCTTTCTCATTTATTAGATCATAAACATCTTTGTGTGTATATAGCACGTGATCATCACCATATACAACTATCCCACAGCGTCGAAGACGATACAACTCACGAATTTGAGCTGCTCTTTCTGGATGCTGATTAATCACCTGCGCAACATACAAAAAATATAAAAAGGCTATTATCCACGAATCCCCATGAGATGTCTCATATGCCCCAGATGGCATCCCACCATAGATTACTCTCCAAATTGTAGCAAATATATGAGTAACCTTTATTGCCAATCGCTCAGCACAAATTCTAAAAAATGCTCGAAGGAGCATTGCTGTATTTGATCCCATATTTGTCCAATCAAAATATACTGCAGCTTGCGTCACATACAGCATTAGCAATATCATATGAATGGTTGAATCCAAATGCTTAAAATCACCATCTTCAAAGACAACATTTGGATCATCAAAACCCATGCTCATCCCAAATGCCATTGCTCCACCCCACCAAAAATTTAAGCCTATCTTTATTACTCGACCCCGCTCAATTGTTTGACGTGGCTTCAACAACATTACAGACATCAAGTACTGATATAGAGATAAAATATAAAAAGGCCTAACCTTATCAGGGATTTTCACACGATCAGCATTGGATAAGCCTTCAGCACTATGAGGCTCATCCTTTAAAGAGCTTTGACATGCAACATCCTGAGGGACATACTCAGAATCTTTCTCAAGCTCAAGTTTCAATTTATCCAACTCATTTATTGCATAAGGCATTTGTTCCATTTTCTTACCAATTGATGATGCTACAAAACGTAGTCCTCCTTCTTTAATTTCCTCAACTCTTGTCCCATTCCGAAGACCTGATGCAGTATGCAAATTTGCTGATTTGACCGCAGTCTGTTTTGCTTTCTCATAATCCCATGGGACTGTGCCAAATGCAGCTCTAGTACCCATTGCATCATATAGCATACTCAATGCATTTGGAAATAAAGGCTCTAATGATTTAATGTTCTCAGTCACATATCTTGTAGGCTTATCATACCGTTCTATCATTAATGGTACTTTCCTAGGGTACAAATTTGATATAGCATGAACTACAAAAGCACCATGCTTATCACCCCCAAACGATCGATTATACCATGATCTACTTCGTAAAGCAAGTACAACCAATGACGGTACAACCCCTTGGATTTTAGGATTGTATGTTGTGTGTGAATCCCAAGGCATACCTTCACACACAACCTCACCCCCACTCTTCACTTGTTTAAAAACAGAGGTCCAATCCGCAATCGGTATTGTTATTGAATAATAATTCCTCCAATAATAGACATCCC